ATGCGCCATAATATCCCGCTGCACATCCGAAAGCTCATCAAGCGGAATATTTGACTTAATAGCCTGAGCCATAAGTGCGATATTCCGGAGAGCGTCACCATTTCCAACATTAAGCTGTTCAGCCATGGCCACAAGTGTCTGACTCTGTGCCAGAACTGCATCGGCGCTCGTGGGATTAGCCTCACTTACGACACCCGTATCTGTGACAGTTAAGCCCGTAGCGGCTGAGAACTGGGTCGCAAGGATCCGGATCATTTCAACATGAGGTGAAATATTCCCCTGCATCAGCTGCCCGAACTGAGGATTCTGTCCGGTTTCGGGGTTACTCGTTGCAGCGATTATGGATCCGACATACTGCCTGAACTTCTGATTGATAACCATCTCGAACTGTTCATCTGTAATTCCGAGCAGATACTTCTGAGGGGAAGTAGAGAACTCCAGCCCGATCGTGGCGTTTGCTATGGTCCTCACATATCCCTGGATAAGTCTCCGAACCGGTTCCTTTATCCGTGAACGTCCGAACGGCTTGTTGCTTGTAGCATTCCAGATTAACGGCTCCATTAACGGCCGTCCCATGGAATGAGGGAACGCCTGGGCGATCCACATATTATTTATACAGTGGAGAACCCACACGTACTCATCCGTATAGTAATTTATCATTGACGGATGCCATGTGTTAGCGTCTTTTTCATCAACAACGCTGTCTATGATGGCAAATCCGCAATTGATACGTCCTTTTTCACCACTCCAGAGGGCCGCCGCCGTCTGGGGAGAGTGAAAGCGTATCTTGACGCCGATAGCGGGATCACTTGAAAGGGTTGCAAACGTGCAGCCATACTTTAACTCATCCCTGCAGGCTTTCATGTACTCGGAGATAAGGTTGTTATCAATGGCGATCTTGTCGAGGTCTTCAACATCCTCTCCGTTCGTACCAACAAATCCGTCGAACATAGACCGAGCCGCCAGAACATCGACACATTTAGCGCCCCAGGCACATCCGATCTCTAACTTCCGAATACTTTCCGGCAGTGCTATCCCGAGATTTACCTCATTCAGCGAGATTTTACCCTCATAATACCTGTTTTTCTCGGCATTATTGAAAGCATGAGCATTAAACAGCTCAAAGAGCTTGTTAAGCCTCGGAACTTCATACTCCGGTAAACCTTTTATGTTTTGCGCTTCAATATGTAACTGCATAATTTCCACCTATCCAATGAGCATTTTTTGCCCCGGAACTCTCTTTGTTGTCTTTGCTCCGTATAAAGCAAGAGAACACGCTTCAATCGGCATACTATTCTCGCCACCGAACCCAAATCCGCCGGATATCTTCCTTTTCGTTGAACTGAGAGCGCTTTCCTTTAGGATTTCCTGTCCTTTGTACCATGTGACATTTTTCTCGGCGAGATCATTCATCAAGGTACTTGTGGCGGCTATCACTTCTTTCACTGACGGCCGGATGATTGAATTTTTCGCTTTCCAAGTGTCTTTAATCTTGTCAATCAGCACATCGACTCCGTTTTTTCCGTCAATAACCACACAGGCGCCGACATTATATCGGGCATTGAGCCAGTCGGCGAGCCATTGTGTACCGTGACTTGTCGATTTATAATCAATCAGGCTTATCCGTGCCGGTCCGTCTTCAGGAATAACCGCACCACAAAGAGCCACCTTCGAGCCGTCCATGGAAAACTTCACTCCGTAGGCTGTCTTTCCTTCGGGCTTTTCTTCCGATGATACACAGCTGTTCCACAGCTTTTCCGATATGGGATGATTTTCAATAATGCTCTGGCTGAGAATAAATCCCAAATGCTCCCGAGCGAACGTATCAGGAGACATACTTACCGAATCCTTAACCAGTGCGGACTCTAACAGCTGATATCCGAGCGATGGATTTGTTTTGTACCAACGTTCTTTATCTGTCGGATCCCCGATCTCGCTCTCGCTCCACTGGAAAAGACACGAACCTCTCTCGGGGCTTTTATGGAATTTATTTATCGAACGGACAAATATTAAACCTTTATCGCCATTCACTATCATCGGCGGGGTTCCCATCAGGATCGTCTGCGGGGATCCGGAAGGAGCAGCCGAGTTCAACGGAGACAGGGAAGCGTCCTGGGCTTCCGTATATGCCTGAGCCTCATCGATTACAACAAGGTCAAACGTTCCACCTCGCCCCATGTCGGAATTATTTCCCCGGGTCCTGAACTCAATATGTCCACCGTTAATTAAATCCAGAACCATTTGTCCGGCAGACACTGTATAATGGTCCACAAGGGCATTAAGCTCTGGATATTCAGCATAAGGATCATTTTTCTTTGTTCCAAACTTACGCCTTAAGCGATCAAATGCTTTTTTAGCTGTCTGGAACTCCTGAGCGGTGTGAAGTATGCTCTCGGCTCTCTGGATAAGCCCCCAGGTCTCCCGGGGATCACTTACTCCGGTTTTTCCGTTCTGCCTTGGAACTTCTAAAACACAATAACTGTGGATTAGTTTCCCTTTATCATCCACGGCAAGCCAGTCGTTCAATATGGCCTCTTGCCACGGATGCGGTTTCAGGTCATAACTTGCAGATAATTGAGCAGCATATCCGCCCTCAGTCTTTTTGTACTTCTCGGCATAATGAAAGGTCGGCGTCTGACTACCACGTTTAGCCATTTGCCGCCTTTAGGATCTTAAACAGTGCGGTGTCTGCATTAGCATTCCCGTCTCTGGACTCAAGAGCCTTTAATCTGTCGATTGCCTCGAACATTCCGCTAATCAGAGGTTTCATGTCCCTCGCTGAATCTTTTGCGTCAATGGTCTCGGCATACTTCAGAATACAAGCTTTTACCGCTCCCGCTTCTCCCTGTGTTAAATACGCCTCTTTTACAGATGCAGGCGTCACATCCTTTTTAGCTCTCGCCATGTTTACCGCCTTTCAACCTCATTTAAGGAATGAGTAACCTGTGGATTTTAACTGTTAAAGTGTCGGCGCTGGACGCCGGTTGCGGTCCTGTGCCCGTCCCGGGTCCCCTCCCCACCATGTTTCACGGAAAAATGTTTCACAGCTACCATTTTCCATCCGGAATGTTAATTAGAAAATTTTTCCGGCCGGGGGGTGGGGCGATCTTGTTTCCTTTTGCCGCGTTGCAACAATAATGAGCCGCTTGCAAGTTCTCCCAATCCATACAGGCCGCTTCTGGTGAGGAGTACCCGAACTCTTTCCATCTACTAACAGGCTTTATTTCGTCTATCACAAAACTGAGAGGATTTTCAGCGCAGCTTTGTTGATCATATCTAATCGGTCCGAGTTTTCCGTTACATATTCCGCACGGGGCATCCATGGCCTTGAACCTTGCCCGGGCCTTCCGGCGGTAGTTTCCGTTATGGTGTCTTGGATTATAAGCCATCCCGGTACCTCCAAACATACCCACCGGTATTTTTTAATTTCCCTCTACATACGGCACTAACAGTCGAACCGTTAGGTTTTCCGATTGATTTTTGTGCTTCTGCTATTGAATCAAACGATCTAATGTAATTACCATTCAAATCATATTGATCTACTTTTCTTATTTTCCATTCAACAGATTTATAATTAAATCTGAACGTTGTCCTTTTCTTACATTCAGAAGTAGTCAGTCTTTGCGTCACTTTGTCTGATGATAAGAGATCGTCTTCATACTTCCAAATATATCCGCCTGCTGTTTTTCCTTTTCCTTTAGCTGAGTTGCATATCCCTGCCCTTGCCGTTCCAGTTATTTGCTCAGCTTCCACGGCAGTATCGAATTTTTGTATATAATTGCCATCTAAATCATATTGAATAACTGCTTTTGAATTAGGATGACTTTTCCCGCTTAAAGGTTTCCAACCGTTCTCTATCCTTTTCTTTTGAGCGATTTTCATTTTCTCGATTGATTCGGGAGTATGCTTTTTCCCTAACCAATACTTTGCTATCCTTTGTTTTTCTTCATCGGTGTATCGGTGTCCATACATACCGTTCTTTTTTCCGGCATTTGCAGAACCGATTTTCTTTTTATGTTCCTCGCTCAGATGAAAACCAACTTCTCCGCCAGGCATTACATTATATCCGTATTTCCTGTTATTGCTTTGGTATTTTGCAATATACTTTTGTTCAAGCTCTCCGGCTTCTTCCGCTGTCAGATTATCGGCTAATATTTCATGAGTAAAATTATCCCATCCGTATTTTTTAATTGCACGATAAAACGGTTGAGTAACATAGCCATAACCATTCTGCCACCGTCTGTTTATTGCACAGCAAGTAATTCCGATATATCTTTTCCCACTGGGAGAAGTGTGCATATATACAAAATATTCTTTTTTCATGTTATTTACCTCGCTTCGTAAATATTCGCTATTTAATGGCAAGTCAGGCGGTTAGCGATTACCGCTTTTCAGGAGCTACCCTATACTTGCCAAATGGTCCGATATAAAACGACCACCCCACAAGGTTATTTACCGAGCGGGGTGGCTGTTTTTGCAAGGAGTTGCATATCTATGAAAGATTATCTACGATGACATATTAGCATAAAAAGTTGTCCCCTGAGTGCGGTATTTTATATATGGTTGTTTGCTGGTGTTCATATAGA